CTTTATATGCTTACTAGACTCTTCAATATCATTCTCAATAATATCTACCTGATGGTTTAGATACTTTATATACTTCTTAATGTCTTTGTTCTTCATATAAAGACTTATTAACTTGCCTATAATAAGGCCGGTCTATAGAATTATAATATGCCTAGAACCTATATACTTAAAGAACCGGAATACAAGTTTTCGGCATCGGGGCCTGCGGCCAAGGATAGATCTTCCCTTTTGTCCCCGTCCCCGGCGCAAACCCGGAAGCTTGAACAATCATTTAAAAAATCTCATAGAGTCATAGAGAGAGCACAAAAGAAGTGTTCCCGGTCTGGTAAGGATAAGTCCCTTCTTCACCAAGCCGTTCGTCTTGGCTTCATTGTTAACGATCACCCTATTATGAAGGATGGTAAGAAGTATGTTAATCCGATGACAATGGGTGATCGATTGTTCCTGGAAGAGATTGGTACTTATAAGTCTGTTGAGTTTGTTAATAACGAGTTTATAGATAAAAACGGTAAGAAAGTTTACATCGATGGGTATAAATAATATACAATGAATAAAGATCAGAAATTAATTGCCGAAGCTTACGATCAAGTTTTAAAAGGTAAGTCTGAACCTAAGAAAGTATCCAATTGCTGTGAAGCACCAGAGACTTATGAACACTCCGGTCTTTGTTCTAAATGTAAAGAACATGCTGAGTTTGCCCCGATTGAGGAAGGTAACTTTGGTAAAGCTTTAAAGTCATTAGGAGCTGCTGCAGCTCTTGCAGCTTCAGCCCATGCCGGGGACCCTGACACCGTTAACCCTCACCAAGCCGGTGCCACTGTTACTCAGGAGCATCCAAAGGTTACTGATCATGCTTCCGAGCTTCCTTCGGCTGAACATTACAATAGACAAATTATCGATAAGAAAATTCCTTATAATGATCCAAAGGCTGTTGAAGCAATTGCTAAGGATTCAGTAATTGCTAAGGATTATATTCAATCAAGAATGCTCTTAGGTCAAGAGATTCCAGCATCTATTGAAAAGGCTTTTCCAAATTTGATCAGAAATATAAAAGCCGCCTTTAATAATCCAGGAGTTTAATCTTGCCTATCAGATAGGCGCCTGTAATATAGTGATATGATATTGACAATATGTCAGCAGAACGTCCATCAACTCATGAACTCTATAAACTCTTAAAAGAGGCTAAGAAGAGTAACGAATATATCATTGATGTATTTTTAAATATCATTCATACTAAACAGCTTTACGGTGGAGATATATCTGATAGTATTAACTATCAAGTAGAAAAAATTAAAAAGGAACTATATAAATAATTTCGGAGAGAAGCTTTAACTAATCTGAGGCGTACGCAACAAATAGCCGGTATCAGATAAAAGAGATACCGGGGGAAGGGATCCAGGTTTATAGCTAACAAATGTTGGCGCCTAGGGTCCCTTCCTATTGTATAAATACAATATATGACAAATTTTATACAATTAATTGAGAGTATACTTTTTGAAACAAAGGCTAAGCATTCGAAAGCCGAAGCCGGTTACGTTGCCCATACTGTTAAGGGTCAGAGGTGTGATGAATGTACGATGTGGAGATCACCAAATAAGTGCTCGGCTGTTGCCGGAGATATAAAACCAGAAGCCTGGTGTAAGTGGTGGAAGAAGAGTCATCGTAAAGAGAAATAGGAATTCATTTTTAACTCCACGTTGTTTTTTACTACCAGTTGTGCTTAATTAAAGCACTATGGATACTTCTATAAAAAAGAGAGTTGAATATAAGGCTGACGTAATTTGGTATGATGTTGAATTAGTCGGTACACTTGAAGGTAAATACACTGCTCGTATTATTCAGCCGGAAAATCTATCAGAGCCCTTCGTTGATGTTTATTATAATATAAACGGTAAGGTTCATAATGCCGTTACCAATCACGATATTATTATTGCAGTTCGGGAAGAGATACAAAAAGGCATAAATAATATACCGTGAATAAAGACGTAAATTTAATTTCAGAAGCTTACTCTAAAATCTATATTAAGGAAGATACTGACTTTCGCGACCAGATGCCTAACAGTAAAGAGGTATACGATCAAGAAGAGCCCGGCCCTGATCCTAAAGACATAGCTGAGTTCGATGAGTATGAAAAGGCTAGAAAAGAAATTAACTATGATAACTACGCAGCTTGGGATGCTTATCATGCTGTAAAAGAAGGTGCTTGGTCAGAAGATGACTTCTTACAATGGATGAGATCTGTTTGGGCTGATGGAGCTAACTCGAAATAAAAGCAAATTTACATTAAATATAATATAATGAATAAAGACACTACACTTCTATCTGAAGCTTATCAGACAATTTTAGAAAAAAAGACCATGTGCAAATATGCTAAAGAAGGCTGTGATTGTGACTGTGGTTGTAAGGATTGTAAAAAGAATCAAAAAAATACAGTTGAAGAAGCAAAGAAGCTTTCTCCAGCACAAAAGAAAATAGCAGCAGCTGCTCCTCCTCCAGATGAGATTACAGGGGATGATTTTAAAGCTTTAAAAGCAAGAAAGAGTGATAAGAATAAACTTAAAGAAGCTTACGAACAAATTTTAGAAGCTTCAGCTACTGATAAAGTTATTAACAAGAAACTCGCTCGGGATTATTACAAGGCTGTTAAAGCGATGAGAAAGTGTGAACATGGCTCTAAGGAGTATGATAAATTTAAGTCTCAAAAAGAAGATATCGTTAAGCTTGTTAACGACCACGGAAAGACAATTGCTGATCTAGATTCTTTTTTAACAAAGAAGGAAAAAGAAGAGGTTACTGAAGAGCACGTTCCTTGTGAAGCAGCTGCCAGAGGATGTGATTGTGCTGGTTGTGAGGAGTGTAAAGCCAATCAGTATAATAATCCTTCAGAGGAAGTTTAACGTCTGCTGCCATGAGCAGAAAACATAGCCCTGGTTATAAGGCAATTGAAGAGTATCTTTTAAGTGGTAAACCGCTTAACGAAACTTTCCTTATTGAGTCTTTTTATAGATACGCTTCTCAAGTTTTAACAAACCCTGAAGCAGTAAAAGAACAGCTTCAAGGCATTAACCCGGATAGTTGGATTGATTGTGCTAAGGATGCATTAACAATAATGGATAAGCATTTCCAAAAAAAATAATGTATGTTAATTTTAATAGCCTTAGGTATTATTTTTGTAGTGGTACCAATGGTTATCTATACAGGATGTAGAATTTACACTTTTATAAAATGGTTTTTACTTTTAAAGGACTATCAAAAATTATCTAATAGACTTGATGATGATATAAGACTTTTAAGAGAAGGTAAATTTGAACAAGCTATTTTAAGAGAAGCAAAATCTGATAAAATGATTTGGGAATTTAAAAGAAAATATCCTAAAGAGCTTTAAGTGCATATTATTAATATTGAGGTTAAATACAAGATATGAAATATTTTGGAGTTTATATAAAAGAGGGTAGAATACATAGTGTTCAATTTTTAGGTATTATTGAAGACAGTTTTGTTAACGGAGTTAAAGTTACAGCTGTAAATCGAGCAATAAATGGCGCCAGGCATTTCTTTGATAATTTTGAACACGATAATTTTTACGTAACAACACTTGATGATCTTGTCTATATGGACGGTCAAATCCGACAAGCTATTAACGATAGTAATTTTCCAGTTCGTTAATATTTTTATTGATTTTATACATACTGAACATTAAACTAATTTAGTATGTCTAAGAAAAGAAAAACATTAGCACGCAAACTGTTTGTTGGTTTGTTAATGGAGGCTACTGATGATAGAGTTAAAGATATGCATTTATTAGTTAATGAGTTTTCTAGACATTCACCGATAACAATGACAACATTACGTATTGTACCGTTTGTTGATGATTTAATTGATATTATTAATACTGAATACAAATATCGTTTTAAAAATAAAAAGTAGTTGACATTTTTTGTTTTCGAAATTATCATTCTTATATGACGCCAGAAAAATTTGAAGCACGTAATCATTTACTTCGTTGTGATAACGCTGACTACGAAACTTATAAGAAATCATTTCGTTGTAAATTTAATAATTTCTTAGAAGATAAGTTTGGTACAAGAAAACTCTGGCAGCTTATTCCTTTTGTCCCTCGCTGGGCTGACATCTATTACTACGAGAAGATTCGTCCATTGTTCAGTCCGCAGAACAATCGCTACAGGAAGGCTATTCCACGTACTTGGACCGATGTATCATCTCTTATTGAGATCGTAAACTTTGAGTTCATTAAAGGGTTTTACGAGGGAGAGTATCTTCATGGTAATACTGATTGGGAAGGTACAGGTATACATGCTGTCGAGTTCGCTAAGTGGCTTGAATCAGCATATGATTATATTACTGTTGAACGACCCCAGCTTGAAAAAGATATGGATAATGCTTATCCGCCTTTGCTTCCGATTGAAGAATGGTTTGAAACTTGTGAAACAGATGAAAGCGGAAAAGTAAAAATGCTTAAGATGAAAGATGACGGTAAAACATACGAAGAAAAGTATGGAGAGGTTAATCGTTTGGAACAACTAATTCAAAATAAAGATCTTGAGATTTTAACACAACTTGTTAAGTATCGTCACTTCTTCTGGAGTTAAATTTTTATGGGTAGATCGCATAGCGGCAATTGCCGGAGACTGTAAATCTCCTCTCCTCGGAGTTCGAAGGTTCGAGTCCTTCTCTGCCCACCATTTTTAGTTAAATAAAAATATGATATTATTACTTGTTGTAGCATTTTGTATATTTTGGTTTTTTACAACAAAGAAACAAATATCTATTGCAAGTATTCTTTTTCTATTAATTGGTTATTTTCTTCTATCATTTAGTCATTTATTATTTTTATTATTAGTTATAACCATTCTTCTCTTTATACATCCAGATAAGTAATATAGATGTTTAATTTTAGAGAGTTTCTTCAGGAACGTATATACCGTCTTGAGCCAAATGAACAAGATCAAGTAGATGCAATAGTAGATTACTATACTAAGCTTTTTAATAAGGATACACTTAAGAAATTATTAATCACAGGTACAAAACCTAAAGATCATTATAGAAAGCTTATAAACAAACAAGGTTTATTACCTATAGGTCATATTAATTTCTTTGATAATAATACTGAAAAATACAGAGAATTACCGGTTTTTGTTAGTTTTGAACCTAAATCAAAAGATCGCGGATTATACGAACTTGATACAGCAGAAAACGGCGATATAACTAAAGAGCATATTATTTTATATTATTATAAGCTGTCTCTTACAAGAAAGTTTATAGAAGATGCTTTAGTACATGAATTATTTCATGCTAAGCAGCCTCATAAGACTCCAAGAGAAAGTTATAGAAAAAATAAAACAAATTACTATTTAGATCCGACTGAAGTACATAATTTTACATCAAATATTATTAAGATGATTGAAGATCAGTATAAAAACGGTACAGTTGAAGAAAATAATAAACTTCTAACTTTTTTAGAGCAATTTGCTAGAAGAGGTAAGTCTATATCAAGTAACTTTGATGTACCTGACTTCTTAAAGGGTAGACAAGAGTTTTTACGTGCATTAGTTAATAATAAAAATAATCCTAAATTTAAAGATGAATATAAAAGGTTTTTTAAAAAAATATATTATATCTATACTCAACTAGTTGAAAAATAATTTTTATATAGTACAATGTACGTACTATGCCCTATATAAAACAAGAAGCAAGAGAAGTATTCGAAAGTGTAACGCTACCTGGTACTACGTCAGCGGGTGAATTAAACTACCTTGTGACAAAGATTTGTCAAGATTATGTAACTAACCACGGTTTAAATTATCAAACCCTGAATGATATTACTGGAGCTCTTGAAAATTGTAAGATTGAGTTTTATCGCCGACTTACAGCTCCGTACGAAGATACTAAGATTAAAGAAAACGGCGACGTATTTTAATAGACGGGCTTAAATATTAGATATGTCGTCTAATAAAAAGTTTATTCCGTTATCTGAATGCTATTTAAATGTTTTAAATGGTAAAAAGCCTATACAGGAAAAAAAAGAAGAGTTTGCAAAAACTCCTGCTACTTTACAGCAGGCTTATTATAAAGTTGTTTTACAGAAAATAAATGAGACAACTGATATTTTAATGCAGCAGGAACCTCACGGTGATGTTGAGGAGTATGCTGTCTCGGATGATTTAGCTAATAGAATTAAAAAGGATATTAAGAAAGAAACTAAAATTAAAACCGAGGAAGGTGAAGAAGTTTCTATAAGAGAAATAATTGATAGAGTTCTCAAAGATAAAGGATGGAAGGATGGTAATAAAGATTATGAAAATGTTCTTCATAGAGTTTTACAAGCATTTTCAGCAAACGATATTGTACCGGAAGCAATATCTAATTATTCAAAATTAAGTAAGCTTACACAGAACCCGTTTAGAGAAAAGTTATTAAATACACCAGGTACTGTAGTTGCTTATAAAGACCTTATTCCTGATTGGTTTAATAATTTCTTTGAAGATAAAAACGGTCTTACTGTTGCTAACGCTCTTTGGCCAATACAGTTTAAGCTTAATGTAAATGTTGGCTCAGGAGAGTTAGCATTTACTATGATTTCAGATGCTAAAAAGGGTAATGTAGGAGATTTACACTTTGAGGGCATTGGAGATGTTGAGGTAAAAGGGCTCGGAGCTCGTATGGGTGGTGACGGATTTGCTCACGTTAGTACTGCTAATGAACTTAATAATATTCTTAATACAGGTGGTACATCATCAACAAAGCAACTTTTTGATAGAACAGCTGATAGATTAAAGCAGAGTGTAGTTAATACGATCGATACAAAAATAGCAGAACGTTCTAAAGTTAAGAATACTCAGCAGGAAATAGCTATGTATAATAAAGCTAAACAAGACATTCTTAATGCAAGAAGTTTCGACGAAATTAAAAATGATTTACAAAATTCACCATTATCTCAAAAGAGTGTAAGAGATATTATTAATGTTATTAATAATAATATCGATAGGTATACAAAACATATTAAGAAAGAAGTAAAAGGGGAGTTTTTTCCTGCTGTATTAACATTCTTTACATCATTTAAGGAATTAAGTGATCAACAACTTATTGACGGTATTGTTGCAACAAGAAACTATAAATCGCCTGCTCTTGTACCTGCACTTAAAACAGTGGTATCTCAAATTGTTGCAGCAGAAAAACAATCGTTATTTTCTGAACAAGATATAACACAAAGCTTAAAACTTCTTATTGCAGCTATTCATATTGCTGTTTATCAACAACATATGGACTTTATGAATATTCTTTTCTTAAATGATAAAACTCGAAATGTTGTTCTCTATAAATTTGCTAGTGAAAATATACAGGATAATGTTAAAAACGTTTATGAATTTCTTAAAAAATTAAACGTATATGTAAACCCGAGTATTGAAGAAAAGTTTAAATCGGTTGGTGTTGAGTTTAGAATATGAAACCAAAATGCTATTTAGACATGGACGGTCTTCTAGCAAATCTTTTTGATTATATTGGTCAAAAAATTTATAATAAAAATTATAAAGACGTAACACCAGAAGAAAAACAAAAAGCTAGAAGCATCTGGACAAATAAGCAAGAATTTTATAATTCGTTAGGTGGTTCAAGAGACGTATTTGCTAATCTTGAACCTTATTCAACTAACGATGCGTTAATAAAAAAAGTTATAGAAAAATTTGGTGAATTTTATATTTGCTCACATCCTTCCCCTATTGATACAGAAGATTGTATTGCAGGAAAGAAAGAATGGATACAAAAACATATCGTACCAAAATACGGTAAATATTTTAAAGGTGCTTTTTTCCCTAAAGATAAATCAGAATACGCACTTAATGAAGATAGTTCACCAAATGTTCTCATTGATGACTTTCCTCCGTATGTAGATAAATGGAATAGTAAAGGTGGTGTTGCTATAAAACTACAAAGCAGTCTTTTTAATGACAATAGTATATCACAATACCTTGATACTGAATTTAGTAAAATTAATATGCAAGAATCATTTAAAATGTTTTTTGAAAAATCGATAGATGAACCTCGTCATCCGGGTATTTTAAAACGTCAAGTTAAAGGAAAGTTAACTTGTTCGAAAGCTAGAACTTTAAAAGGCAAAGGCGGATTAACAGCTAAAGCAGCTCAGAGATTTTTGAACTACAGACATTGTAAATAACAGCGCAGAGATATAAATATATGTATGGAATATACGTACAATGTTTATAAAACAACTAATACTGTAAACGATAAATATTATATAGGTGTACACCGTACAAATAATATTAACGACGGTTATTTAGGTTGTGGTCATTATAGAGGTCGTAAATTACGTGAACAATTAGATACAAGATTATATAGAGCGTTCCGGAAATATGGCGATGATGCGTTTATAACAGAAGTATTATATAAATTTGATAATGAAGATGATGCGTTTAAAAAAAAAAGAATTAATTGATATTACAGATAAGAGCTGTTATAACGATAAACCTGGTGGTATAGGAGGGTTTCATCCTGATACCAATAAAGGTAGAATCTTATCTGAAAGTGAAAGAAAAAAATTGAGTGAGTCCGCTAAAATAAGATCTAAATTATACCCTCTGCAAACCGAAGCTTTAAAAGAATATAATAAAAAAAGAAAGGGTAAAACATATGCTGAGATTTACGGTGAAGAAAAAGCAAGAGAAGTTACACGTAAGAGATCTGAATCACTAACGGGTAGAAAACTTTCTGATGAACACAAGCGTAAGATGAGCGAAAACAGAAAAGGAAAAGACTGCGGTAAGTGTAAAGGTAAGAAGCAAGTATGGAGCGCGTTAATAAATAAAACAATAAGACTATCAGAGGAAGAATTACAAAGTGAAATTAAAATTGGTAATATAATTCAAAAACAATTTATTAAAGATAAATTTCATAAATTTAAATTTGTAAAAATAAAGTAAAGCTTGCCAGTTTATAAAAAGCCTATAATATACAGAAATTATGGGACTATTTGATACCTGCATTGTTAAGCGTAAGCTTCCTCTAACTAAGGAAATTAAGAAAGCATTTCCTGATACTGATTGGACTCAAGAAGACTTTCAGACTAAAGATCTAGATAATACCATGACAACCTATACTATTAAGGGTACTGGTCTTTATTGGGATAAGGTTGAAGGAGAGTATGTCAGAACAATGACAGAAGAGGAGGAGAAGAAGGCTAAAAAGGAGAAGAGGTTTGTATGGCCTTATGAGTTTATTGAGACAGGTCGAAAGACTGTAAAAGTTTCTCATCATGGTGTTATTAATTTTTATCATTATAAAGATGACAAGGATGGTAATACCTGGGACATTGAGTTTGATGCACTCTTTGATAATGGAAAGCTCAAGAGTATTAAGCTTATAAAGGCTGAGATCTCAAGTACAGCTGAAGAGAATCAAATTAGGGAAAAACATTGGCAGGATCAAATGGATGCTTATGAAGCCCATCCTTGGACAAAGACTAAGAAAGTTCTGAATAAGATTACTTTTAATTACTGGACAAGGTTCTGGGGTAACTATGTTTCTAGGTTTCTTTATAATGTGTCTCAGAAAATTCAAAAGCTTCAAATGTGGATTATTAGGACATTAGCTTAAAAGCTTGACTAGTCCTTAATTCTATTATAGTATAGGAATATGGCTAAGATTCTCGCAATAGGTGATGTACACAATAGATGGGTCCAGGCTCAGTCTATTATTGACAAGTACATTGATACCCATAAGATTGTTCTATGTGGTGATTTTTTCGATAACTTTCATGATACAGCCATTGATGCTGATCAAACAGCTCGATGGGTTAAGAAATGTCTATCTAATCCAAATATTGTTATGCTCATGGGTAACCATGATATAAATTATGCTTATTTTAACACTCGACCATCTAAGGTTGGTGTGGATCAGATCTATCATTGTTCAGGTTATAGTCCAGCTAAGGATGATGCTATTAATAGGGTTATGACTAATGAGGATTGGGATAAGATTAAGATAGCACATTTTGAAAATGGCTTTTGGTTCTCTCATGCAGGCTTTCATCCTTTCTGGTTTGGTAACCCTATGACTGGAATGACTCATGAGTCCATTCAAAAGAAGCTTGATAAGATTGATCAGGATATTAAGGACAGAGTATTCAGTAATGAGCTAGCTGGTGCTGGAAGATGCAGAGGTGGTATTCATCGAGTAGGTGGTGTACTCTGGAGAGATCATTTCCAGGAGTCCTATACTGGTGAGTACTGGAATGATCAGTCTGGTATTAAACAGGCCTGTGGCCACACACCAATGAATCATGGTATAGATATAGAGGAGACTCGAAATAAAGGACTCTGTATTGATATTGATTGTGGGTTGTCTCAGGTGCTTGAAATCCTGGAAGATGGTACCTATAATATCATTGATACAGGGCTTGATAACTTTTATCAAGAATCAGAAAGAAAGTTCCAAGAGGAGCAAAAAGCACAGAGAAAAAAGCAATGGGCTTCTCTTGGAGCTTATGATAGCATTTATAACTCTTTAAACAAATCATGAGCAGAGAAATTAAATTTAGAATCTGTTATACGGATCAACAAGGAACTAAACAAATGATCTATAAGGATGAGCATCTTATGCTTAGTTTAAATGGAACTGTTTATGGGAACTATGGTACTAAGGAATATCCAACATGGGAACCTGTATTTGATGCTTATGAACAGCCTTTTATTCAGCAATACACAGGAATGAAGGATAAGAATGGAAAAGAGATTTATGAAGGAGATTTACTCAGAATGATTACAGAAGGTATGGTTTATGAAGTTGTGTATAACTCTGAGTATACAGCCTTTACTTGTCGAGTACATAACTATCATCTAAGAGCTGATGCTTCTGATGCCTTGTGTGATCTTTGGTGTGTTGATTGTAAGGAGGTCATTGGCAACATCTTTGAGAATCCAGAGCTTATAATTAAATCATGAAAAAAGTAATTGTCCCAGAACAAAAAGAAGAAGCAAATTATTTCTCTGACTTTTCAGGTCAGCCTTTTGGTGATTTATATCATCCCCCAGTAACTCTAAAGCTTGAATTTAATTATGGCTCAGACTATGATGGATCTGAAATTACATTGCATTTGTCTGATAAAGACATTGTACCAATTTTAGATTTAATTAGCTCAAAGCTTAATCCAGATTTTAGAAAGAGTTTGGAAGAAGAGCTTATTGAAAATGATGAACAGTATTTCAATGCCATTGAGGCAAGAGATCCTATGGAGTGTGAGTATAGAATCTCTTGTAATAATTTACTTAAGAGACTTTTAGGTCATGAAGTTCTTTAATAGGTTTATGTTTATTACAAGAGGAATGTCTTGGCGAAAGAGAGTTTATATTCTTAGCTATGCCTATTTACCTTGTTGGTTATTTGATTTAATATGGAGAGGTTATGAAGAATAATGCAAAAGAAGAAGACTTTGTTCCTATTTTAGTTTCAGGTCTTTATAAAGGAAACCCAGCTGTAAGAACTCTTGATTATGAAGGTACACTGAGATCAACTCAGGTAGCAGGATTCATGGTAGCTATTTTAGATTGTATGGTAGATCTTGTTGATGAAAAGGATCAAACAGAATTTGAAAAAAATATTCTTGAAGCTTTTGAATTATTCATAGATAACAGATTTGAAAATTTAAGCACATACAAAATTTCCAAAGAATAAAGCTTGATTACTCATTTAGAGTATTGTAATATAAAAAAAATAAAAAAATATTTGAGATTTTACAAAAAAAGAGATAAATAATATTAGAACATAGAACTACCTTAAACGATTTCACTTATACTTGAATAGCGAAACCATTTAAAGTAATTTTATGAAAACACATAAACCCAAAACAACAAAAGCTATCTGCTCAGCAGTAGCTTTTCTAACCCTAGTATTAACTGCTCTTAGCACAACCCAATCAGTCCGAGCGACTGTGCTTGACTTATCAGGCCTTGATGGGACATATCGAAGTTCTTCGACATGGTATAGTGGTGATGGAGGAACAGCACTAAACAATAATAATAGTGCCAGTAAGTTCCTTAATCCTGATGCTGCTAGTTCCAATGCTGGTGGCAAACCAGTCCTAACTGCTGATATCAGTGGCCTTGCTGGTGCTTCCACATTTTACTTTGGAGGTACAATTGACCTTAGTGGTCTGTCAACAGGTGCTGGAATCTGGAATGCAGGTGGTGGAGGTGGTGATGTAACTCTTGGCTTCAATGGTGGAAACTTTGGTAGCTGGGATGTATGGAATACCCTAACCACTCGCAGTAATAGTTCAGCAGGTGCATGGGATGGTCAGGTTGGAAGCAATTGGACCCTTGGCACTGGATTTAGACATGATAGTGACACAGGTGTTGCTATTAATGGTGGACCACTTGACTTTGTTCTTGGTCTGACATTAGGAGCTAATGGTGATGATACATACAACCTCTGGGTTGGTGCCAATGCTAATACTGCAACACAGGGTGCTGCTGACTTCACTTACTCAACAGGCGCCTGGAGTGGTTCCTACGCTGGATACCTTGGTCTTACTGAGCCTTCTTTGGTAGGCTTAAATGTTTGGCTCCCAAGTAGTGGAAGTCTGACAACCTCTCACATGTTTGCCTCTGACAGCTGGCATGCAGTGCAAGGTGGAAGTGGTCCAGCACCATCTCCAGTACCAGAGCCTTCAACCTATGGAATGCTCTTCTTTGGCATCACTGGTCTACTTTTAGTAGCTAGAATGAGAGGTTCTTGCAGAATCTAAACAAAGAGATAAAAAATTACAAAAAGCTCCTAGGGAAACTTAGGGGCTTTTTTTGTGTAAAATTCTTGCTTGACACCTCCTCCTAAAGCTATATAATAAGATTATGAAATACAAAATCTTTGCAAAGATTGGTGGTATGGAGATGGATCTTAGTGGGTATGGTAAAAAAGATCCCAAAACACATTTATCTCTTAATGGTTTTGGTGATAACATTCCAGAATGTCTTTTTAAATTACCAGCACCACATCCTTTTATGAATTTAAATTTAAAAGAATTAAAAGAGTTCGATGTTGAGATCACAGTAAATGTAAAGAAAAAGAAATAATATTGACACCTCCTCCTAAAGCATATAGAATAAGATTATGAATACAGTATTACCTATTTTTACAATCATTGCTGTAGTAGCAACCCTTATAACTCTTGGATTAGGGCTAATGTGTAAGGTTAGTCTTATGGAGAAAACTTTCTTTGTAGCATTGGTGTTTTATTTTATAGCTGCAACACTTAATCTTTTTAATTGACACCTCCTCCTAAAGCATATAGAATAGGATTATGTGTAAAACAAATAATGTGGATACAATTGAAGAATTGGGAGATGATATCCTTGATACAGCAAGAGAGATCACTAATGCTGATATAAGTCAAGTTATAGAGGTTTATGATGAATATATTAAA